ATGATGTTATGAATGTAATATAGAGATCAAGAGATTAATGAAAATATCATTAAATCTTATAAAGATAAACCTCTCATAAGAAATACAACTTCTAAAGCAGGAACTTTAATCTCTTTTTTAGACGAATTACATTATGACCCCCTTTGACTTTATTACCGCAATTAATCAGAGTAAAGAAAATCTAATGGTCGGTTCTGACAATGATGAACTGGCCGAAAAGATATATGATCCGTTCATCGTAAACCGAGGATTATCATTCTTTTCTGATACAATTCTCTACGCAAATGAAATGAATCGTCTTTGTCTTTTAGACAAAAAACCTCAATTCTTCTATTTACTAAATAATGTGAGACCACGAAAACGATATAGCAAGTGGTTAAAAAAAGAAAAAATTGAGAAAGTGGATATCATTTCAGAATATTTTGGCTATAGCAAATCAAAATCTAAAGATATCATTAGCATTCTCACCGATGATCAAATAACAATTATAAAATCGAAATTAGAAAAAGGTGGTCCTTCTGCTAAGGAGAAGAAGAAATGAGCGTAGAAAGTTTGTTAGAGGTGACGCTAAAAGAAGAAGATGATTTTTTGAAAGTAAGAGAAACTCTCACTCGCATTGGCGTAGCATCTAGAAAAGAAAAGAAATTATACCAATCTTGCCATATTTTACACAAGAAAGGCAAGTATTATATCGTGCATTTTAAAGAATTATTTGCATTAGACGGCAAAACAACAGACTTTGATGATAATGATCTAGGAAGAAGAAATACAATTGCCAAGTTATTAGAAGAATGGGGTCTCATCAAAATTGTTAATAAGGATGCGGTTGATGCACCTACCGCGCCTCTATCACAAATTAAGATTCTTTCTTATAACGAAAGAGATGATTGGGAATTAATTACTAAGTATAGCATTGGAACTAAAAAGAGAATATAATGGAAGAACTTGTTCAGGCATTGAAAGTTGCATTGGCAACTTCGTACACTTATCAACTTAAAGCACACTACTATCATTGGAATGTAGAAGGTTCTAATTTTCCACAATATCATCAATTTTTTGGTATGATTTATGAGGATGTAGATGGTAGCATTGATCAGTTTGCAGAAGAAATTCGCGCACTCGGTGCATACGCACCGGGAAGTTATGTTAGATTTTCAGAACTATCTTTGGTTACTGGAGATGAAACAATTCCTGACGGAATTTCCATGGCAAATAGACTTTTGAGTGATACATATATTGTGATAGATCAATTGACGAAGGTTTATGATCTTGCCGAACAATTCAACAAATATGGACTGAGCGATTTTATTGCAGGTAGAATTGATATGTTTAATAAGTGGGCATGGCAGTTGAAATCGACAACTAAAGTATCAGTCTTGACAACAACATAACAATCTGCTACAATAACCTTGGTGATGGTTGTATCACCTTTTATTATTAACTTGAATGGAGTAATACTATGTCTTTTGTAAACACAACAAAAACTCAAGTCGAGTATCTTGTTTCTTATCTTCGCGGCACCAATCGTGGACTGAGCGCACCACAGGCTCGCGCATTGTTTGGTATTAAAAACCTTCGCGCAAGAATGTCTGATCTTCGCCGACTAGGTTTTAAGGTCCGTAAGGGTCTAAATACTGAAGGTCGCACTACTTATTTTGTATCTCGCCGCATGATTGGGCAGGCTTAAGGTATAAATAATCATATCCCTTGGGACCCTTGGGATATGAACTAGGCTGGCATCCTAGTTAAATCTGCCGAATCGCTACGCCTTCGGGGTAGCATTTTAATTTTAACTCGCTTAATTAAGGAGAACTACTATGACATTTGTACCACAACTACCTTCTGCTCTTAAAGACTTTGACAAATTCTTTGTTGGATTCGATGACACATACAATCGTCTTGCTAAAATGCATGATGACTTGACTAAGAGCATTCCTAACTATCCTCCATACAATATCCGTAAGACTGGTGACAACACCTACTCTATCGAAATTGCTGTAGCAGGCTTTGCAAAGCAAGATATTGAAATCACATTTGAGGATAACAAACTTATCGTTACCGGCAATTCTACTGACGATGGCGATAACTTCCTTTTCAAAGGCATTGCAAATCGTGCATTCACTCGCACTTTTGCACTAGATGACAAAATTGAAATCAATGATGCATCTCTTGTAAATGGCATGTTGAAAATCGCTCTTGAGCGTATCATTCCAGAACACAAGAAGCCAAAGAAAATTGAAGTTAAAGAGGCCGAAGGAAAAACTTCAAAGCGTCAACTCTTGACTGAAGATTTGTAATTAATTTGGGGGCTTCGGCCCCCTTTAAATTGGAGATGAATATGAGTAATATTAAATTATTTCATTTGACAACTGGTGAAGAAATTGTTGGCGATTTACAAGAAAGTGTAGATGAAACTTATACCATTAAAAATCCATGTGCAATTGGAATTGTACCAACGCATACAGGACAAGTTACATTGAACATGCAACCATGGTTATTGTTTTCTGATACAAAGTCTGTTACCATCAAAGATTCACACGTTTTATTTACTACTGGTGTTGACATTAAGATTCTAAACAAGTATAATGAGATATTTGGATCAGGAATCGTAATTGCTCAACAATCACCGGTAGTTAGATGAAATTTTACACACACTTTACCAGACAAGGAAACTACATCCTAGAACGCGGCTATGAAAATGGCAAGCGTTTTTCTAGGAAGGTAGAATACAATCCAACTCTTTTTGTTCCAGCAAAAGAAGAAACTGAATTTCGCACATTGGAAGGTTACTATGTGTCGCCCGTAGAGATGGGCACGATGCGTGATGCTGGCGAATTTGTTAAACGATATGAAGATGTGCAGAACTTTCCTATCTATGGTTCTACAAACTATCCTTATGTTTTCATCAACGAACAATATCCAGATGAAGTGCATTATGACAGAGAATTGATTCGCATTGCAAATCTTGATATCGAGGTTGGTTCAGAGAATGGCTTTCCAGAGCCAGACAAAGCAAGCGAACCAATTACTGCAATCACCATTGAAATGAATGGACACTTTCATGTGCTGGGATGTGGTGATTATAACAATACCAGAACCGATGTGACATATATCAAATGTGAAGATGAATCAAAACTCATTCACAAATTTCTAGAACTATGGGAACGATTCAATATCGATATCGTCACTGGTTGGAACATTCAATTTTTTGATATCCCGTATATCTACAATCGCATCATGCGTCTGATGGGCGAGAGTGCGGCAAAACGCCTTTCTCCGTATAAACTCATTGGCGAAAGAACGACTACAATTCACAACAAACAACAGACCGCATTTGATCTAGTTGGCATATCCATTCTAGATTACTTGGAACTGTACAAGAAATTTACTTACTCGCAACAAGAATCATTTCGCCTGGATCACATCGCATACATTGAACTAGGCGAAAAGAAGTTAGGCTATTCTGAATATGAAACCCTGCATCAACTGTATAAACTCGACTATCAAAAATTTATTGACTATAACATCAAAGATGTGGAACTTGTCGGCCGCCTCGATGAAAAAATGAAATTCATTGACATGGTACTTGCACTCGCATATGATGCAAAGGTAAATCTCACCGATGTGTTTACGCAAGTACGCATGTGGGATACATTGACGCACAATGCATTGTGGAAGAAAAGCATTGTCGTTCCGCAAAAGAAAAGCACCAGCAAGAATGAAAAGTATGAGGGTGCGTATGTTAAAGAACCTAAACCCGGCAAGTATGATTGGGTGGTTTCGTTCGACTTGAACAGTTTGTATCCACATTTGATCATGCAATACAATGTTTCACCTGAAACAATTGTCAATGGTAAACATGCTAATGTAACTATTGAAGATTTGCTGAACAGAAAATATGAACAGAATAGCGAATATGTTATGGCTGCCAATGGTCACTACTTCCGTAAAGATGTGCAAGGCTTTCTGCCTGAGATGATGCAAAGAATGTATGATGATCGTGTTCTATATAAAAAGAAGATGATTGAAGCACAGAAAGAACTAGAGAAAGTGAATGCACAGTTAAAGGATTTAAAATGATACAAGAATACGAAGGGGTTTTACCACCAGAGTTTTGTGAGCATTTGATTCATCGTTTTGATGCCGAAGAGAAAAAAGATCAAAGTCATGATATGTTCATTCAATTAGAGATTGGTCAATGGCAAGATGAATGCGAAGGTTTGATTGATGTTGTAAAGCGTATAGGAGAACACTATAGCGCACAATACGATCCGTACAGAATGATGCCACAACGCAGACGCATAGAAGGCTTTCGCATCAAACGATATGAACCAAACAAGCATAGTTTTCCTTTACATGCTGATGCATCAAGTGCAGAATCATGCACACGGTATCTTGCATTCTTATGCTATCTAAACGATAGCGAAGCAGGCACTAAATTTTACATGCCAAAGAATGTGGGCGATTTGACAATTGAAGCGAAACAAGGTAAAATGTTAGTGTTTCCTCCTATGTGGATGTTTCCGCATGAGGGAATTATGCCAACTGAAAAACGAAAATATATTTTAAGCACATACTTTCATTATGTCTGAAAAAACAGAATTACTTAAACAAAAGAAGCAACTAGAAAATCAAATTTCTAGATACAAGAACCTTCAACTTGCAAAGAAGGTTCAATTGAATTCCGCTTATGGTGCGTTGGGCAACGAGTACTTTAGATTCTTTGACCTGCGACAAGCAGAGGCAATTACATTTTCTGGTCAACTTTCAATTCGTTGGATTGGTGAACAGTTGAATAGATATATGAATAGATTATTGAAAACACAGGATGTTGATTATGTCATTGCGTCAGATACGGATTCTGTATACCTTCATCTTGGTCCGTTGGTTGATATGGTCTACGGATCGAAGAATATCAAAGAAGAGAAAATTGTTGATTTCATCGACAAGGCCTGCGCGGAAAAGATTGAACCTTTTATCGACAAGGCGTATGAAGAACTTGCAAACTACATGAATGCATATGATCAAAAGATGTTTATGAAACGTGAGGTCATTGCAAACACGGGTATTTGGACTGCCAAGAAGAGATACATTCTCAATGTGTGGGACTCTGAAGGCGTTCGTTATAATGAACCTAAACTCAAAATGTCTGGCATTGAAGCGGTAAAATCTTCCACACCAGGATCATGTAGAGAGAAAATTAAAGAGGCATTAAAGGTTGTTATGAAAGGTACAGAGGCAGAGTTTCATGCATTCAATCAAGCATTCAAAGATGAATTTTCAAAGTTACCATTTGAAGATGTAGCATTTCCAAGAGGTGTTTCTGAACTCACTAAATATGAAAGTAAGTCTGATGTCTATCAGAAAGGCACACCGATTCATGTTCGTGGTGCAGTGATATATAATAAACTACTTACAGATAGAAAGTTAACCAAAAAATATCAGGCAATCAAAGACGGTGATAAGATTAAGTTTTGCTATATGAAAATGCCTAATCCTACACATGAGAATGTGTTATCCGTTTTAAATGTTCTACCAAAAGAATTTAATCTGGAGAAGTATATCGACTACGATACACAATTTGAAAAGGCATATCTAGAACCATTGAAAATTATTGTGAACACTTTTGGTTGGAGTGCCGAACCAGTTGCATCACTAAGAGGATTTTTCACATGAATACTATACCACAAGAGTATTTAATTCCAAGATCACAGGAAGATTTTGGATTCACCGCAATCGATGAAAGCGAACTTACACCCACATACGATCCAAATACATTTGAGACAGAAGTTATTAGAGAAACAGTTGGCGCATCCGCAGAAGGAATCGCTAGACTGGAAAATAAAATAGACACCATTTTAAATTTGTATAACGATAACAAGTTAGGACTTGATGCAGAAAGAGTTAAACTGCAACAAGAATCGGGCGCAAAACTCAAGTCTCTAGAAGAATTAATTGTGCCTTTGCTAGTTAATCTAATGAAAAATCCTGAAAAAGAATACATTTATTGGCCAAATCGCAAAGATAAAATTCAAGAGCAAATCAATAAAGTATTAGCACTAACACGATGATGTTCGCGATTCTATTATTCATTGCCGCCATAGGCATATCTGCGGTAGCGGCATACTTTTCCATTGTGGGTTTAGTCTCAATTTTTACTGCAAGTCCTATCGCAATTGCAATCATGGGAGGTTCACTTGAACTGGGCAAACTTGTTACGGCATCTTTTCTCTATCGTTATTGGCACAGTATTCACATTACTCTCCGGGTTTATTTCACTGCTACTGTTATCATTCTTAGTGTCATTACTAGTCTTGGCATTTTTGGTTATTTGTCCCAGTCTCATTCTGGTTCAGGTGTGGATTATGTTACCAATTCTACAAGAATCGACAACCTTAACGAGAGACTTTCTATTGAAAAAAATAGACTGGAGATTCTACTTAAGCAATCTGCTGGATATGCTCAACCCAATCAGAAATTGGAGAGACAGATTTCAGATACGCAGAATAAGATTGAGAATTTAACCAAAGAAATTCTACCACTCAAAGTAGAAAAGAATAAAGGCAATGCTGAAATTGGTGCAATTAGATATGTTGCTGAGTTGATTTATGGTAAGAATGATTTTGACACAATCGAAAAGGCTGTACAACTGATCATAATTGTGTTAATATGTGTGTTTGACCCACTTGCAATTTTGCTTTTAGTTGCGGCGAATCATACTTATAAAATTCATAAGTCTGGTGTTACAACGGTAGAACCAATTGCAATGGATGAAGAAAAACTTAAAAATGTTACAAAATTTGGAGATTAATTATGGGTAGTTTTTTTAATGATTTAGTGGAGCAGTTAAAGGATGAAGACACTAAAATTTTGGCTGACGGTGGCGCTTCTGCTGAATTTAGCGGTTGCATTGATACTGGCTCATACGCTCTCAACGCTTTGCTTAGTGGAAGTATATACGGCGGAGTGCCAAACAATAAAGTCACCGCCTTTGCAGGTGAATCGGCAACAGGTAAAACATTCTTTGTGCTTGGAATCGTCAAGCAGTTTTTAGAAGCAAATCCAGAAGGTGGCGTTATCTATTTTGATACTGAAGCCGCAGTTACAAAATCTATGATGGAACAAAGAGGCGTAGATACTAAACGAGTTGTCATCTCTGAACCTGATACAATTCAAAAGTTTCGCCACACCGCATTACAGATCATTGAAAAATATTCTGCACAATCAGAAGCAAAGCGCAAGCCAATGATGATGGTTCTAGATTCTCTTGGGCAGTTGTCTTCCACAAAAGAAATTGAAGATACCGCAGAGGGTAAAGAAACCAAAGACATGACGAAGGCTTCTATTCTCAAAGCAACCTTTCGAGTACTCAATCTGAAACTTGCAAAGATTGGTGTGCCGTTGCTTGTGACTAATCATGTGTACGATGTGGTTGGTGCATACATTCCAACAAAAGAAATGTCTGGTGGTTCTGGTCTTAAGTACACCGCATCAACAATTGTATTCTTGTCAAAGAAGAAAGATAAAGATGGCACCGAAGTAATTGGTAACATCGTCAAAGGCAAACTTGTCAAATCTCGCCTCACAAAAGAAAACTCTCAAGTTGAAGTAAAAATTACTTATAGCACGGGTCTTGATCGTTACTATGGTTTGCTTGACATTGCAGAAAAGTATGATATAATCAAGAAAGTATCTACAAGATACGAATTGCCTGATGGTTCAAAAGTTTTCGGTAAGGCAATCAACGAAGAACCTGAGAAATATTTTACAAAAGAGGTCCTTGATGCAATCGATGAAGCATGTAAAAGAGAATTCTTATATGGACAAGATAGTATTGGATCCTCTACTGAAGAACCTTTGGAGGAAGAAGCATGAAATATGGAGTGGATTATAGAATTACTGATAGACTTTATACATACAAAAAAGAGCATGATTTAGCAAGCATTGAAATTCTTACGGGTAATTATAAAGATACAGAATTTACCTTTGGTTCAATCAATGTCAAAGAAGATGAAGAAGAAAATACTGCATCAATTTCATTTGACTACACAGTACATAATGATCCATCACTAGAAGGTAATCAAGAATTCGAAGAAGTATTAGGACTAGTCATGAACTCACTTTTAGAACATAGTCTAAGCGAGGCAGAGAAACAATATAATGATGAACGTAGAAAAGAAAATACTGAAACACCTACTGAATGATGATGAGTATACTCGAAAGATTCTTCCGTTCCTTTCTGGTGATTACTTTTCAGATCATTCTGAAAAAACTGTATATGAAGAAATTCGTGATTACATAACCAAATACAATAGTCTTCCAACGCATGAAGCAATTGTAATTGAAGTTGACAAGCGCACAAACCTATCTGGCGATCAACATAAGAAAGTTTCAAGTTTACTAATCGAACTCAACACCTCAGAGTTTGACAAAAAAGACACCGCATGGCTTGTTGATCAAACAGAAAAATTTTGCCAAGAGAAAGCAATTTATAATGCTATCATGGAATCAATTCAAATTCTAGATCATAATGGAAAGAGTAAATATGACAAAGGCGCAATACCTACTATTCTATCTGATGCACTTGCCGTTTCTTTTGATAACCATGTTGGCCATGATTTTCTTGATGATGCATCGAATCGGTATGATTTCTATCATAAAGTTGAGAAGCGCATACCTTTCGATCTCGACTACCTTAACAGGATTACAAAAGGTGGACTCCCAGAGAAAACACTAAACATCATTCTTGCGGGCACTGGTGTAGGCAAATCGATGTTCATGTGTCATTGTGCCGCATCAAATTTATCTTTGGGCAAAAATGTACTGTACATTACACTTGAAATGGCCGAAGAGAGAATTGCAGAACGTATTGATGCGAATCTTTTGAATGTTGACATTGATAAACTTATTTCATTACCTAAAGATTCATACATAAAAAAGATTGAAAAACTAAAAGAAAAAACGCTAGGTCGTTTAATCATCAAAGAATATCCGACCGCAAGCGCGAATGTAACTCACTTCAAACATTTGCTTAACGAACTTAAACTGAAGAGACAATTTGTTCCTGATATCATCTATATCGATTACTTGAATATTTGTGCATCGGCTAGAATGCGTCATGGTGGCAATGTCAATTCATATTCTTACATTAAGGCAATTGCAGAGGAGTTGCGTGGGCTTGCGGTCGAATATAAAGTGCCTGTTATTTCTGCTACACAAACAACCCGCGGTGGTTACTCCAACTCCGATGTTGAAATTACAGACACTTCAGAATCGTTTGGTCTGCCTGCAACCGCAGACTTTATGATTGCTCTAATTACTACTGAAGAACTTGCTGATTTGAATCAGATACTTGTTAAGCAGTTGAAGAATCGTTATAGCAATCCAGATACAAACAAACGATTTGTAATTGGCGTTGATAAAGCAAAGATGAAACTGTATGATTGTGAACAATCTGCACAGAATCATATTCATGATAGTGGGCAACCTTTAGAAGAAGACAAACCACTTTTCGATAAATCAGACTTCGGAAGAAGAGACAAACAACGAAAATTTGAGGGGTTTAAAGTATGAAATTTACTTTAATTGGCGAAGACTATGTTAACGGTGACAAAACTACCGTAGAATTTACTGCCGCAGATATTAATATCGTCTTGTCAAAGATGAAAGAATTTCTTTTGGGATGCGGATATGAGTGTAGGCCTGGCAATCTAGATTTTGTAGATAAGCAAATTTTAGATACACATCTACATTTTGGATACAATGGAACTATGGCAGGAGATTTTCCTCCTAGTTTATCCGAAACAATTAACCTAGGCAATTATGGCGCGGGCCAACCTGTATACGGTTTTTACAATACTGACGAAATTAGATTATCTTGGTCAGACGATTTAACTTTTAAAATGCATAAATAGTAGGTAAAATCTTACTATAGGGGTATAAAATGCCGACTGCAAATTTGGAATTAGCAAATACATTCAATGAATGGAGAACAATAATCAACGAAGTTATTCTCAAGGTGAATAATCTTGAAAATGGTAACGGAGACATTGTTGTTGATACCATTACATCAAATACAACAAATAATATCGTAACAATTGCTAATTCTGCATGGACAACCGCGAATGTCGCATATTCTACTGCAAATTCTGCTTGGACTACCGCAAACAATGTAACTGTATCAAATACAACATTTAAAACTTCTTACGATGTAGTTACAAGAAATAGTACTCCTGCGAGTACAATTAATTATAATTTAACGGCAGGAAAGTTTTTTTATCAGACCAATTTGAGTGCAAACATTACTGCTAATTTTGTGGGAGTTTCGGCAAACAATAATGTTGCCACTGAAGTACGCCTTGCAATTCAACAGGGTGCCACTCCTTATGTAGCAAATACAATTACTTGTGATGGAAGCACACCAACTACGTTTATGTGGGCAGGAAACACCGCACCAGGCGGCACGGCAAATGGTATTGATGTTTTAAAGTTTATCATTTTAAAAGACAATGCTGGCGGTGTTGTTGTGTTGGGTAAAAACGACAGTCACGGATAAAGCATTTGACAATATTATGATAGTCTGTTATACTGTAGTTTCACACACTCAGTATAACTATCATGATCATACACACCTATATTGGCAAATCTAAAGAAAAGAAAAAACCTGGCTGGCAAAAACAAAAGGCAGAATATGATGCGTGGCTAAAGTCTCATGGTGTTGATCCTAATAAAAAACAAACAAAAAAGACTTTTGTTGCATATCAACCCAAGCAAGAACCTTATCGTAGAGAAACGCCTCAATATCCATCATTAAATTCTTTTGCTGGTAATACTACCAAGTCAGAAAAAAAAGTTTATACTGGTGACAAGTTATTAGGTATTGGTACTTTACACAAATCTAACGCAGTACCTATCTTTTCGAAAGAAGAGGCACAAGACCAAGCATCGATGCGCCGTTAATATACTACTTAAAAATTATAAATAGCCTATCACAACGATAGGCTTTTTTTATGCTCAAATTCAAAGAATTCCTTGCGGAACAAAAAAATACACACATGGAACATGCAGAAGATGATGTTCTCAATGGTGGCGTAAATGGTACAAGAAAAAGTATCAATGCACTTAGAGCGGTGCGTGATATGCTTGCCGGTCACACAGAAAGTAAAGTATCCGTCACCGTCAAATGGGATGGCGCACCTGCAATTTTTGCAGGAGAAGATCCTACAGACAAAAAATTCTTTGTTGCAAAGAAAGGCGTCTTCAATAAAAATCCAAAAATTTATAAAACTAACGCAGAAATCGATGCGGACACTTCAGGTGACCTTGCAGAAAAACTCAAAGCATGTTTAAAGGAACTTCCAGCACTTGGAATTAAAGGTGTCATTCAGGGCGATCTACTTTTTACTCAGTCTGATTTAAAATCTGCAACAATTGATGGCGAAAAGTACATTACCTTTCATCCAAACACACTTGTTTATGCAATCCCAGAAGAAAGCGAACTTGCTAGAAGTATCAAATCCGCACAAATTGGCATCGCATGGCATACCTTTTATGAAGGCGATTCATTTGAAACAATGAAAGCGGTCTTTGGTAAGAATATTTTAGGTTCAATTAAAAAAACAAGCAGAGTTTGGTCTACAGATGTAGACTATAAAGATGTTTCAGGTAAAGCAACATTGACAAAAGAAGAAACAGATAGAGTTACATCCATACTTTCTGACGCAGGTAAGATATTTTACAAGACAGACGCTAAATTATTGAATCATATTAAAGATACAGACGAACTACGCGAAAAAATTAAAACCTTTAACAATACAAAAGTCAGAAATCAATTAAAAATCAAAAATGTAAAAAGTCATGTTGCTGAACTGATTGAATTCATTGAAGCACACTACGATAAAGAGATCGCTTCAAAGAAAACTGCAAAGTCAAAAACAGAATGGGAAGCAAAAAAGAAAGATGCATTGAAATTTTTCAATACAAGAAACAAAGCACAGTTAGAAAATATCTTTACCTTGATGAATTTACTTGCTGAAGCAAAGTTGATTCTGATAAGCAAATTAGATGAAGTAAAAACGCTTGATACATTCCTATTGACAAAGAATGGATACGAAGTAACTGGTGTTGAGGGGTATGTTGCAATTGATAAACTATCTGGAAATGCAGTCAAACTGGTTGACAGATTAAGATTCAGTTATGCTAACTTTTCGCCGGATGTTATAAAAGGTTGGCAAAGGTGATCATTGAAAGGCTACACCTTTATGTATAAGAAAAAAACAAAAAATTATGGTAATGATGCACATTTATAGGAGAAAATAATGGCAGATAAAACCGCACTTGCAGAATCTTCACAGGCACTATTTTGTTCGATATCGGATAATTTAGGGGCAAGCAACAGTAACAAAATTTTAGATTTAAAGGTATTTCCAACTTATGTTGATTTTAAATCTAAAAACGAAAGTCTAGTAGAAGATTCTTTTAAAAGAATTTTTACTCCAGGAGTTACATTAAAAGATATAGAAAATTTTTTAATTAGCAATGTAGATTGGTACAAATCTTCTGTTTTAATTGCCAAAAAACTCATTGAAGATATTACAAATATAGATAAAAATTATAAAATTAAACTGAAAGGATATGAAAATATCTATTATTTTAGAGGCGATGATGAAATTATGGGAAACATTCAAAAATTATTCACAATCGCAAACAAAGCACCAATTACTAAGAAGAAACAGGCTTCTTTTGGCAATATCAATAAATGGAATCCTGCTGACATTTATTTGGCAAGTAAAAGGGCTCACGAGGTAATTGTAGAAGATTTAAGAACTGCAAATCCAGGTGCATATAATTTCACACATCTTAATACTTTAACTGCAAATTTAATTGACAGTGGAGATTTATTACCATTGTCTCTCAAAAAAACTACCTCTTCGGTAGAATTAGTTAAAGTGAATTTCAATAGAGAAGATGAATTAAAATATCTTAGTCAAATTTCATTTAAGTCAGTTACAAACTGGAAGCCTTATAAACCAGTCGAATTTCCTAAAAAGGGTGAGACTAGAGATATTCGAATTATTCTAAACAATGATGGAGAAATAAAGTTAAGACATGATCCTTCAGCAAAAAGATTTGTTATAGAATTTATTGGCGGTGGCGCAGAGGCAAGAGGAGGATCAATTGGTTCAATGAAAATTTTCTGTGAGTTATTAGGATTTGTTGATAAACAAACTGCGATTAAACTTTTAAAAGAATATACCGATGGCGAAAAAGAATATTTGGAGCAAATGGCTCCGATTGAAAAATTAAAGCAATCAATGGATTCAAAAAGGTTTGATCATAAGCGAGGCGAAATTAGTGCAATCTCTATCATTAATAGAGTTATGCCAATTATAAAAGACTGGTTTTCAAGAACAGATAAAAATTCAAAAGCAGAAATTGATGATTTCATTCGAATTATGTTTGAATATGTTACTTCAAGAACCGAAAATTCTGGAAGATTTGTAATTGCAAAATAAAATTTTATAAATAATGAGTATGTGCAGTTAGGCTACGGCAAACCTGTAAAGGATAAGTCTAAGGAAAACTCCGAATGAAAAAAGTTATAGTTGTTTATGGCGGCGGATTTCAGCCGTTTCATCAAGGTCATATGAGCAGTTATGAGGAAGCCAAACGCGCTTTTCCATCTGCCGACTTTTATGTTGCATCAAGCAACGATACAAAAGTAAGACCAATTCCTTTTTCAGACAAAAAATTCCTAGCACAACAAGCAGGCGTTAGGGACGATTTCGTTCAGGTAAGACAACCTGTAAATCCAGATGAGATTCTACGAAAGTATGATCCCGAAAAAGACATTTTGATTCTTGTGCGAAGTGAACGCGATCCAGTCAAGTACACTAAGAAAGACGGTTCGCCAGCATATTATCAACCGTTCAAGAATCTAAAGGACTGTAAGCCATTTGATCCTAAGACAGGACATGGTTACATTTTTGTTACAAAGAAGAAAGATTTTTCTGTTGCTGGACAAGAAGTATTCTCTGGTAGTCAGGTTCGTAAGATGTATTCTGATGCAGATGATGCTAAGAGAGAAGAGATTGTAGATGATTTGTATCCAAAAGCAAGTAATCCAGCAAAGGTTAAAAAGTTATTAGATAAGTATATCGGTGGATTAAAAGAGGAGTTAGAAATGGATGAAGCACTCTCATTGCAAGGGCGCCGCAAACGCGCAATGCAGGTAAGACGCCTAAGAGCGAAAATGCTGAGAGCAAGAGAACGCGCCATGAAGCGTTTCGCTAGCCAACCTACTCTCACCAAGAGAGCAAGAAGACAAGCAGTTACATTTTTAAAACGTAGAATTGGTGGAGGCAAAGCATATCAAACATTGTCACCATCACAGAAAATTTCAATCGATAAAAAGATTGAAGCAATGAAAGGTGTAATTGGTAAAATTGGTTCTCGTTTATTACCTCAAGTGAAACGTAGAGAGGTACAACGTAGACAAAATATGGCACAAACAGAATCATTGAATTTTAAGTTTACAAATCTTTTTGAAAAACCACAACTTCCGCAAGATACGCATGTTGGAGGTAAAGAAGGAACTCAGCCATCCAAATATTATAAAGGTCTAGACAAAGAAACAAAAGAAAGACGCGATGCACATTTCAAACGTATGGGTCCAAAGTCAGACTCCGATAAGTCTGCATACGCAGATGCGCCAGGCGACAAAGAGGCAAGAGAAAAAGGTATGCCTCAGTCTAAGCACACTCTAAAATTCAAGCAAATGTTTGGAGAAGAAATTGGTAAGAAAGAATTTTCTCGCTTGGATCAATTGGTTCGCCTTGGTCTTGCCGACAAGACATTGCTATCTACAATTAAGAAAGCAATGCAGAAAATTGAATCGGGTGATGCTCTATCAAACAATGAGAGACAGGCAACGCAAAATCTCTTGTCTACCTTGCTTGACATGGTAACAAGCCAAGATCAATTATTCAATCTTGCAAAATCATCATTGAGAAAAGAACAATACGAAGAACTTCGCGAAGCAACGTATGTTGGTAATATAGGTATTATAGAACTTGCTAAATTTTATAAAGTAGCAAGTAAAGAACATATTGAAATGTTTCAAAAACTTCTTGTGACGAAAGATTACAAAAGAGCATGGGCACTTGTTCAAGGTGCAACTGGAATGAAATTACTCGGCAAAGAATTCAATGAATCTGCGGTTCAGATTTTAGAAAAGGGTGAGTATGATGATTATGAAGAATTCGACGGTCTTGAAATGGCTCAAATTGAAGTTGCAAATCTAATACAAGATGCAGAATATTTACTTGATATTCTTTCAGAAATGGATGAAGAACCAGAAGCATGGGTTCTTTCTAAGATTACAAAAGCAGTTGACTATATCGAATCTGTAACAGACTATCTTGAATTTGAAGATGATTATGATTACAATGATGACGAAGAAGATTTTGATTCAGACTATGAAAATGAATCAGAATTTGAATTTAGTGATACAGATGTTTATGAAGCATTATCCGATATGTCTAAAGAAGAAATGGGCGAAGAACTTCATGAAATCTATCACGTTCTACATGAAGAAATCGAAGGTCTGAAAAAGAAAGCAGAGAAGTCTGGCATTGCGTATAGCATTCTAAAGAAAGTTTATGACAGAGGTATGGCCGCATGGCAAGGTGGGCATCGTCCAGGCACAACACCACAGCAATGGGCATTTGCGCGAGTGAACTCATTCATTACGAAAGGTAAAGGAACTTGGGGCGGTGCAGATAGTGATCTAGCCGCAAAAGCAAAAGGAAGTAGCAAAAACGAAGCATTTGCACAGTTTGCCGAAACACTAGAATGGGGTACCGATGAGTTGCGTAAGAAATATGCAAGCGATACACCAGGACAAACACCTGAAATTCAAGTTGCCAGCCATAGCACTTTAAACAATTTGTTTAAGCAAAACGTAGAAAAAATTAAGAGAGCGCATGATGTGCATGAAGCCATTGATTGGCACCTTGACAACAAAGTACCTCTCACAGAAAATGTATATCGCGTTGGTTCTGAAATGTATTTCAAACTGTATCGCGAAGCAAGAAAACTCTATAACGAAGGCAAGTTGGAACTTGAAGGTTTAGACAGGTCTTTAATTGAAGAAACCGAAATAGGTAAGTTTGCATTCACTGAAGAAGGGCAGCCTGTACCACTTGATTGCCCAATGATTATGGAAGAAGAGGATGAAGATAAAGATCCGCCATTGAACAAACCAAAGCGTGGTGGATCTAAAAAGTTTTATGTATATGTAAGAAAACCTGATGGTGGTATCAAGAAAGTCACATGGGGCGACACAACAGGTCTATCAGTTAAGTTAGACGATCCAGAAGCAAGAAAATCTTTTGCAGCCCGTCATCAATGCGATATGCAAAAAGACAAAACAACTGCGGCATATTGGGCGTGCAATACACCAAGATATGCAAAACAATTGGGACTTTCCGGTGGCGGAAACTTTTTTTGGTAGAGAAATATGAATCCATATAATGAAATTTGGTTTGACGGAGTAAAAAAGAGAACATTTTTTGAATCGGTTGACGATAACGAACTTGTTTGGCATCGTGATCGTAGAGATCGCTATGTTAAAGTTGTAGAATCTAAAGATTGGAAGTTACAGATGGACAATGAACTTCCGATAGATTTAGAAGAAGGTAAGATGTACACAATCAAGGCTATGCAGTATCACAGAATTTTAAAAGGTAACGGAAACTTAGTTTTAGAAATTAGAGAGGAACTATAATGGATAAAATGTCAAGCAAATTTGGTTTGCCAGAATCATTACTTGATGCGGTCAAGAAGATTCAAACTGAAGAAACTGAATATCAGATGAAAGTAAAAGCCTTGATGAAAAAGAAAGGCATTACTTCATTAGGTCAGTTATCGCCTGATGAAAAGAAAGCATTCTTCAGTCAATTAGATTCTATGCATCAAGCAAAAAATGAAGAATTCGGTTTGTCTGAAGGTATGCTTTCTAAGTTTAAAAAGGCAGACGCCCAAACAAAAACTGATTTCAATAAGTATAATATGAAACCTTATGATGCAGTTTATACTGTGACAATGGGCGATAAGGGCGAACCAAAATATGATTTGACAATTCTCAAACATGAGAATGGTAAGTTTTTAGCGGCACACGGATCAGTTGTTGTGAAACAAGAATTCTCTAAAGCAGAAGATGCGGCTAAATGGTTGATGAATTGGTACGAAGAAAATAAACGACCAGCAGCAAAGAATGAAAGCGTAGAGGAGTCCACTGGGGTAACAGATTACAATCCAAAAAGTCAGGGCGGCACACGAAAAGAATTAATTGCAAAGTATCACAAGACTAAGAATCCTAAAGATGCTGAGGCTGCTAGAAAGGCTGGTGCGACACAAAAAGAACTTCAGAGTGAAGAAGTTGAAATTGATGAAATGGATAAATCTCAACCTTCATCTAGTCGTGGCGCTGAAGGACTTCCAACTGGAAAGAAGGCAACTCCAATTACAGTCGATAAAGTTAAAAATGATGCATTAAAGGCGTTGCAACGAAAATACAAAACTGAAGATATGAAATCTGTTGCAAGTGAGATTGAAACTTACGCAATGAAACATGGCGGTATTGACAAAGCAGATATGATGAAAGTTGCAAATCTCTTGAAAATGGGTAAAATGAGTGACGCAAAGAAAAAAGTTATGTCAATGGATACTGATCCTAGAGATTTTTTACTTGATAAAATGAAAAAACTTAAGATTGATGAAGCATCAAGTCAATATAAAATTAAAAGTGTAGGAAAAGATGCAAAAGGTGACTATCACATTGATCCAAAAACTGGTGACAAAGTTTATGGCAAGGCATCTGTAGGCGACCATAAAAATCCTAATACAGGAAAAATTACATCTAGCAAACCTAAACCAAGTTTTATGGAAGAAAATGAACTTGAGGAGTCTGGTGATATGGGACCTGTAAACAGAGGTAAAGAAAAAACTGTAATGATGCGTCATAAGACTTCAGGTAAAGAAATTGTTGTTGTTCCATCTGGAGTTAAAGAAAAAGAAAAACTTGGTTTTGTCGTAGTCAAAGAAGAAAAACATCCAGAAGATGTAAAAACTTCTGCAAATAAAATGGAGCCTGAAGGCACAAAAAAGTGGTTGGCCACTCACGCAACGCATCTTAAATATTTGAAACAAGTCAAGAAAGACAAACTTCAAGAGGCGGAGGGTGGCGGCACTTCAATTTCAAACATTAAATCGGACGCACAAGGTGCGCTTAAAAGGGCAGAACTTTTAAAGAAATCGGCAGAACTGCGTCTGCAACATGCACAAGAACGTCAATCACTTTCAAAACAAAAAAAATCATTAAGCAAGGAGCAGGTTGAATTTATTGATGAAGAATTTTCTGATGCTCAATTAGCAAAGTTACGCGCAGAATATGGTAAACTTAACACCATTGATCCATCCAGCGATAATTATAAAAAATTGACTGCTATGCTTGATAAAATGGATAAGCAAGCACTTACAAAGATTGCCGGCGCAAATATCAAATTCATGTCTGGACTTGCAAGAAATCGCGTCAATCGCATGAAGAACGAAGAAGTGGAAGAACTAGATGAAACTCCAAAGGTTGATCAAGGACTTTCTGGTAAACAAAAAGTTATGGCAAGAGCCTTAAGAAGAGATGATTCTCCCATTATAAATGTAGGAAATACTACAGGTGGACAATGGAGAGGTAAAACTTCTCCTTCACCATATAAAGATAGTAATGTTGCTAAATCTGGCGAACGCAAAGGTATGATTACTAAGTCAGCGATCCAAAGAACTAAAGATGCAATTAAATCCAGATTAAATAAGTTGAAGAAAGAAGAAGTTGAAATTGAAGAGGGTAAGTCTAGCACAGGCTATGAACTCTATCACAAAGATTTTTCTTCGGCAATGGCACATGCATATGACTTTGCAAAGAAAAAATATAACATTGAAATTGATCCATTTGAGATTGATCGCAAAGTTGCAATGGGTCCTAAGAAGCCATCTTCAGGCAAATCAAATGCATATCGCTTGTTAGATAAGACTGGTAAAAAGGGTGTGCAGATTCAAGTCGCAAATCTTGATGATAAGAGATATGAACTCAACATGTATAAAGAAGAGATTGAAATGAATGAGGTCAAAGTTGGCGATAAAGTCACTTTTGATCATGAAATGACCGCGGCTCCAGGCAGAACAACAAAGAAATCTGGAATCATTCACAAGATTGAAGGTGATGTTGCACATGTAAAAGTAAAAGATAAGTATGGCGTAATTGTGCATAAGAAAAAAATGAGCGAACTTCAAAATGAAGAGATTGACCTTGAAGAAAAAGTTGTCAAAGGCAAAGGCTACGACAATCCAGAGAATGAGCGTAAAGGTCCGGAAGGAAAAATACCGATGACAAGTCTCATGCCTGGTCATAGTGATAAGGCAGCACGATTCGCCGCAGTGCAAGCAAAAGGTACATTAGTCAAAGGTAAAGCACAAAGCGCACCACAAAAGGCGCCTCAAAAAGAGGCGGCCGATGCACCTGAATTTAAACAAGGTGGCGACAAATTAGCAAAGAAGTTTGAAAAGGCTTTCGCTAAGATGGGGTTAAAAACTAATATCAAAATGAAAACAGTTGACAATGTTTCTATTAACGAAAAAGAAGAAGGAAAAAAAGATAAAGAGGCGTCAGCAAAGCAAAAGGCAGTTAAGAAAGGCGAAACACTAAGCGGTAAGCAAGAACCTATTAAGATTGATCCAGAGATTAGCGACAAATAAAATGTTACCAGAGATTTATTGTGACATGGACCAAGTCCTTGTCAATTTTATAGGAGGAGCAAATCGGGTATTAGAAATGCAAGGATTACCCGATTTTGCAAATGCTGACAAGGAAGAAAAGTGGGAAGCACTTAAGAAAGTGCCTAAGTTTTGGGCAAATCTAGAACCTATGCGTGATGGTCTAGCACTTTGGAAATTTATTAAACCTTATGATCCTGCAATTCTTTCTACGCCTTCAAAAAGAATGCCTACATGCAGACCAGAAAAAATTGAATGGATTCGCAAGCATTTAGGTAATGTGAAAGAAATTCATCTTGTTCCTAGAGAACAAAAGCAGAATTATGCAGTCACAGTTGATGGCAAACCAAACCTATTGATCGATGATCACAAGAAAAATATCGATGAATGGGTTTCAAAGGGTGGTATAGGTATTCGACATATAAATACACAGAATACTATATCTCAACTAAGAAGATTAGGATATTAAAAGGAGAAAAACCATGGCACTATGGGGAACAAGAGATTCATACGCAATTGCAAATACAATTAGCGTAAGCAATACTGTAGCAACAACTACAGTTACGGGCACTAATACTGCATTCACAACTGAGATAGATATTGGCGATGCGCTAGTTATCGCCGGTAAGCGCAGAAAAGTTACTGCAATTTCTGCGGCTAACTCTTTAACTATTGATCCTGCATGGGATGGTGCAAACCAAACTGGTGCAACGATTACTGGTCAAGATGTACCTAAGTATGTGACTGCCGCAGAAATTTCGTCAAATAACATCATTGGTGTTAACGATACTGAAGCGGCACTTGCCGCAAACAAGGCTCGCGGTATCAATACGCCAGGTTGGACTAAATTTGTCACTTATACAGACATGCACGGAACAACACGCTACAAGACAGAACCACTAGTTGTAATGTCTTCAGCAGTTACATCCGATGCACCAGATGATACTATCGCCGCAGATAGTTAATCGACACATTGGCCTGAGTCCCAGGAGTAGCATTCCCCTTCAATGGGGTTTATAAGATAGGAGAAAAAGATGGCAGATAAAAAGGTTACGCAGTTAACCGCACTCACCGCAGTAGCAAACACCGATCTACTTTTAATTGTAGACGATCCATCAGGTACACCAGTATCAAAGAAAGTTGAAGTTGGCGATGTTTTTGGTGAAACTGCACAAACAGTTTTTAGTAGCATTAACATTAGTGCTAACACTTCCGCATCAAGCGGCACAACAAAGATCGGCGGTAACACCGTTATAATTACTGCACCATCAGGTTCTACATTTACCGCAGGCGTTGTAATCAACGAAGACGGTACTGCAAGCAATACTCGCATCGAATCTGATACACAAACTAATATGTTCTTTGTGGATGCATTAAACAATCGCATTGGTGTTAAAACAAATGCGCCAACTGTTGCGTTTGATGTGAACGATAGCAGAATTAGATTGAGAGGTATTAGTTCAGTTTCTTCATCTAATGCCGCTGCCGAAGGTTGGACTACTGGTGAAATTGGTTGGGATTCTAATTATCTCTATGTTGCAGTTGGGTCAACAGGCGCGAATTCTATTCTGAGGACCGCATTATCTGGTTTCTAAAATATGATTAATAATGAAGATGAATTTGACGAATATGCGATAAACAATTACAGAAATCCAAATTGCATATCAGTACTTGAATATCTTGAAGATTTAAACAAAATTAAGTATATCAAGAGATTAATTAACAAGTATGTAGATAAGAATGAATTGAGAGAAAGATTGATATTGAATCACATCATCTTTCTCTCAAATGTTTTTGGAGTTGAAGCAACTTTAAATATGTTATGGTTTAAAGTAGAAAAAGAAAATCATCAAGTTCTAAACAGTTTTTTTATATTTTTAAATTATGCAAAAGAAATTGAATACAATCAAAAACTTTTAGATGAGATACAGAGAAGAGTATGGCAAACTTAGTAGATTTATATGTTGTATATCGAATTCTGCGTAGACTTACGCAACCGTTTACCGATTGGGAAGCATACAAACTCGGTGTGATTGATGCTGAAGGAAATATTTTAAAGAAGTCTTCTGATAGACGTACAATGGCAGAACAAGAATCTTTAACAATATTTGACATTTTAATGATTAAACTGAAAAAGTTACTTGCATTGGTGCCTGGAGGTAAAACTAGACTTGCATCATATGCGGCCGCACTCTTTTTAATTAAAGAAGGTAAGAACTTAACTGAAGAAAACTTAAATGAAAAATGGGAAGCATTTATGCAAAGTGAGGAATATCTAGTTGAAGATGTTGCCGCAAATTCTGTAAGTGCCGGCGGTGTAGCAGGAATTACAGGAGATCCACCGGTGCCTAAAAAAATTATGATGCGTAGATTTGCAAATAGTGATGTATTTGTTGTTGATACAGATCGATATTTAAAAGCAAGACTTGGTAAAAAGAAATATCTTAAATATGAAAAGTATGTAGGAAATGATGATGTCGGCAATGCAATTCGTGAATATGGGCGCAAGTATCCAAAAAAACCTATCATACTTCAAGACGATAAAACTGGTGCAATGATTTTCTTGCGTTATGGCCGTAACGGAATGTTTACTGAAACCCATTCACGAAATGAGGAATCAACATGCTAGACACATTACTTTGGATTGCAGTTGGCGCATTTATTGGATGGAATTTTCCTCAACCATTTTGGGCGAAAATCATTCAAGAAAAAATTCAAAACGCATTTACTAAAAAGAATAACGAATAAAAATGTTTTTATTAGAGTTGTTACCATCCTGGATATTTTATGTAATTCTATTTACAGGAATTGTTGGATTCACAATTACCTATCTTTTTAATTTCATACCATCTTTATATAAAGCGCCGGCCGAGTTTGTATCAATTTTATTAATCGTGTTTGGCACATACATGTTTGGTGCAATTTCAAACGAAGAGAGTTGGCAATTAAAAATAAAAGAATTAGAAGTAAAAGTTGCAGAAGCAGAAGCAAAATCCTCTCAAGAAACAGTAAAGGTTGTTGAGAAGGTTGTAAATAAAACCAGAATTGTTCGTCAAAAGGGTGATGAAATTGTTCGTTATGTAGACAGAGAAATCGTAAAATATGATTCTAAATGCGAAATACCAAAAGAAGTAGTTACTACGTTAAATGAAGCGACTGAAAGTCTAAACAAATGAAATACATTTTAATTCTATTTACAATTGCATTGTTTGGCTGTAGTACTCCAACACCAATCACAAAAAAGTTTCCTGATGCATCAGAAACTCTCACTAGTCCTTGCCAAAAATTAAAAAGAATTGAGAAGACTGATCCACTTTTGAGTGAGGTAGTAAAATCTGTGGTTGAAAACTATACACTCTATCACGAATGTGCATTGAAAAATGATGCTTGGATTGAGTGGTATCGTAGTCAAAAGAAAATTTTTGAAGAGAAATAAATGTCATTAACACTAGAACAATTAAAACAGTTGTTACCAAACAATTCTCATGTAGAAACTTGGTATGAATCTTTATCACAGTTTTTACCAGAATATGAGATTGATACAACAAACAGAATGGCTGCATTTATCGCGCAATGTTCACATGAATCTGGTGAATTCACTACGCTGAAAGAAAATTTAAATTATCGTTGGCAATCATTGCGAAAAGTTTTTCCTAAATATTTTCCTAACGATGCAATTGCACAAAAATATGCATCATTGCCCAACAAACAAGAAGCAATCGCAAATAGAGTTTATGCAAATCGTATGGGCAATGGACCAGAAGAATCTGGTGATGGATTTAAATATCGTGGAAGAGGATTGATTCAATTGACTGGATATCAAAACTATAAACGATTTGCAGATTCATTAGGAATTACGCCAGAGGAAGCATCCGAATATTTAGAAACTTTCGAAGGTGCAACTGAATCAGCATGTTGGTTTTGGAGTACAAACAATTTAAATCAATGGGCAGACGCAGGCGATATGATTACTTTAACAAAGCGTATCAATGGTGGCACAAATGGACTTGAAGATCGTATTCAACATTATGAACATGCTCTACATGTATTGGAGAATTAAATGCCTCCTCTATGTAGTATGCTACAAGATGGTGACAATGGCTCTTTAAGTAGTAAAAGAGTAGTTACATTTTTGGCATTTATTTTTTGTAGCATTGCTTTCTTTGCAAATTTGTTTTTTGGCATGGAAGTAAAGGATTATATGTTTGAAGGTATGATGGTCATTGCAGTTGCAGGTTTGGGAGTAACTGTAACAGAGAAGTTTGCCAGAAGATCGACATATCGATCTGAAGGGTATGAGAATTTTACAGAAACCAAAGAATACCGACATATAAATAGAACAGATACAGGTGGGACAAAATTACCTAAACAATATGATAGGGAATTGTGATTTGCAATTCTTGCAGTATTGTATTATAATAACGGTGTTGCCTTTCAAGAAAAATAATAAAAAGAAACCATGGTTAATGACGTTACAGAAATCAAGATAGATGTTGAAGTACTTAAAGAAAAAGTAGACAACATTACTCAATTGTGCAACAAAATGGATTCAGTTATTGATAAACTGGTGAATAATCATGACCGTATGGTTAATCAAATCTACGAAGATATGGAAAAAAGAAAACAAGATACTGTAACTGACATTAAAGAGTTGCATTCAAGAATTACTACAGTTGACAGAAACCTATCTGATAAGATAGAATTGACTGAGCGTAGGATCATGGATGAGATTAAATCTCTCCGTGCCACCATAGACGCGCACAACAAAAAAGAAGATGAAGATATTAAAAAACTCTTTCAATGGCGATGGATGGTAGCAGGCGGCATCGTTGTCATTGTGTGGATTATTTCCAATAGCACATTCATTACAAAACTCCTAGGTCATTAATTTGACATCTAGCAGTTTGTCTGCTATACTAGACAAACTAGCATCTTTCTGTAAATAATAGGATACATCATGAGTTTGTGGATTGACCAACAGTACATTGGTACTATTTCCATTCGATTAGACAAATTCTCCCGAAAGGGAGATTATTTGTACAATTTTCGGTGTCCGATCTGCGGAGATAGTCAAACCAATCGTAACAAAGCAAGAGGATATCTTTACGCACAAAAAGGCGGCATGTTTTATAAATGTCACAATTGTTCGGCAAGTATGTCACTTGGAACACTCATTAAAGAACTTGATCCTGCACTCTACAAAGAATACTGTCTTGAAAGATATAAGGCAGGAGAAACTGGTGTTCGCAAGGCACATAAAGAACATGGATTTGTATTTAAACCCGTTGTCTTTGAAAGCACAAAAAAAGATAACGCATTCAAAGGTTTATTATTGCCAATAAAAAAATTGGCAGATAAGCATGAGGTACGCGAATACTTACGAAGTCGAAAAATTCCAGAACATAGATATGAAGACTTATACTATGTGGATGATATTCAAAAGTTTAAGCAGTTTGCAAATGGTTATGATGAAAAAATCAAAGGCAATGAACCTCGCCTAGTGCTACCTTTTTTCGATCAAGAAGATGAACTCATTGGTTTGTCTGGTAGAGCAATTCGCGGCGAAAAATTACGTTATGTTACAATTCGTATAAAAGATGATGTGCCAATGATTTTTAGTCAGCAAAATGTAGACAAACTTCAGACAATTTATGTGACAGAAGGTCCAATTGATAGTTTATTTTTACCGAATGCAGTTGCAGTGGGTAATGCGAATCTTAAATCTGTAGGTGAAGTGTTTGACAAAAACAATCTTATTTTGATTTGGGATAACGAACCTAGAAATAAAGAAATAGTTAGAGAAATCAAAGACGCTATTGATAGCGGCTTTAGAGTTTGTATTTGGCCACAAAAAGTATTGGAAAAAGATATTAACGATATGATTGTAAAACAAAAACTAAGCGTAGAAGAAATCGTATCTACTATAAATAAAAATACTTTTTCTGGTCCAGAAGCGTTATTACAATTTAATTTATGGAAAAAAGTATGAAGGTAAAATTAATTTCATATTCACAAGTAAACGTAGGTGCTTTCAACGATGATGAATATACAGGATACCCTGCTACCGCTCAAGAATTGGTCGCCTTTTGCGCCCGTGTATCGAATCCAGCCAATCAGTTCAATACACAAACCTCAGAACGACTTATTCAATACCTCATCAAACACAAGCACTGGTCACCACTCGAAATGGTCTCCGTCTGTCTCGAAATTGAAACAACAAGAGATATTGCCAGACAATTTCTACGCCATCGTTCATTCTCATTTCAAGAATTCTCACAAAGGTATGCCAACCCAACTCAGGAATTGTCTTTTGTACTTAGAGATGCAAGACTTCAAGATACCAAGAATCGACAGAATAGCATAGAGTTAGACAAAAAAGATAATCTTCATGAGAAGTGGGAACACGCACAAAGAAGAATTATTGCAGAAGCAAAAGCCACATATGAGTGGGCAGTTAGAAACGGTATTGCAAAAGAACAAGCAAGAGCGGTGTTACCAGAAGGACTTACTGTATCGCGATTGTATGTCAATGGTACATTGAGAAGTTGGATACATTATATAGAACTAAGAACTGGCAATGGTACACAAAAAGAACATATTGAAATTGCAAAGGCATGTGCTGATATAATTTCAAAAATATTTCCAATGGTAACAGATTTTGTAGAAAAGGAATAAGATGAAAATAGACCTTTCGAGGGATTCGTTGTTCGATGATTTAGGAATTAAAAGATTAAAAGAAAGTTACATGCGCGAGGATGAACAAAGTCCTCAAGAAAGGTTTGAATACGTTTCAAAGGCTTTTGGATCGAATGAAGAACACGCACAGAGATTATATGATTATTCATCTAAACACTGGCTTTCATATAGTACACCAATTTTATCTTTTGGTCGAAGCAAGCGCGGTCTTCCTATATCATGTTTTTTGCCGTATTTGGATGATTCCGCAGAGGGCCTAGTTGATTGTCTTTCTGAAGTAAACTGGTTATCAATGTTAGGAGGGGGAGTTGGAATCGGTATTGGCATTCGTTCTGCCGATGATAAATCTGTTGGTGTTATGCCTCACTTACGCACTTATGATGCGTCAAGTCTCGCATATCGCCAGGGCCGCACTCGTCGTGGCTCTTATGCCGCTTACCTCGATATCTCTCATCCAGATATTCTTATATTTCTCGAAATGAGAAAACCAACTGGTGATCCTAACATGAGAGCGATGAATCTTCATCATGGCATTAATATCACAGACAATTTTATGCAACTGATTGAAAAGTGCATGAAACATAAAGATGCAGATGATTCTTGGCAATTAAAGGATCCAAATACAGGAGAAATTAGAGAAGTTGTTTCTGCTAGAGAATTGTGGCAGAGAATTCTTGAAACTCGCATGATGACTGGTGAGCCATACTTGCATTTCATTGATACAAGTAACAGAGCAATGCCTGAGTTTCAAAAGAAACTTGGTCTGTCAATTCGTCAGAGCAACTTGTGTTCTGAAATTATTTTACCAACAGGCAAAGATCGAACCGCAGTTTGTTGTTTGTCTTCAGTTAATTTGGAGTACTTCGATGAGTGGAAAAATAATAAACAGTTCCTCCGCGATGTTGCTGAGATGCTCGATAATGTTTTACAATATTTTATTGATAACGCGCCAACTACCATACCCAGAGCCATTCATTCTGCTAGGTCTGAGCGTTCTATTGGTATTGGAGCCTTAGGCTTTCACGCATACTTGCAGAAAAATAATGTGCCGTTTGAATCAGCCCTTGCCGTAGGTAGAAACAAACAAATTTTTAAACATATTAGGAGTAAACTAGATGAAGCAAATCTTCAACTCGGTAGTGAACGTGGTGAAGCACCCGATGCTACGGGTACTGGTCAGCGGTTTAGTCATATGTTGGCTATTGCTCCAAATGCTTCTTCGTCTATCATCATGGGAAATACTAGCCCTAGTATTGAGCCTTACCGTGCTAACGCATACCGTCAGGACACTTTATCTGGATCATCTTTAAATAAAAATAAATGGTTGAATCGAGTTATTGAAAAACATTTGGCAGGTGATGGAGAAACAGTATCACAAGATGAGTACAACGAAATTTGGTCAAGCATTATTGCAAACGATGGCTCAGTTCAACACCTAACATGGATGGACGATTGGACAAAAGACGTTTTCAAAACTTCAATGGAAATCGACCAGCGATGGATTATTCAGCACGCCGCAGATCGTCAGCAATATATCGATCAAGCACAAAGTCTAAATTTATTTTTTAGACCAGATGTAAACATTAAATATCTTCATGCAATTCATTTCATGGCATGGAAGATGGGTTTAAAAACTTTATATTATTGTCGTTCAGAAAAAATTGGTAAAGCAGACAAGGTTGCAAAGAAAATCGAAAGAGAAGTTATTAAAGAACTTGATATGAAGGCAATTGTAGAGGGAGAAAATTGTTTAGCATGTGAGGGATAAAATGAGTAAAATTGTTCTATTAAAAGATTTTTATGAAATGAAAGAACAAAAGGAAAAAGAACTTTTGTTTTATAAAGAAAAATTAGAAGAACTTCAAGAAAAGATGTATTGGTTAGAAAGAGATTTAACACTCACGAAAAATATCATAAAAATGATAGAAGAAGAACGATTGCAAAATATACAAAAGGAGACATAATGGCGTTTCTAGTCGCTAATATACCAAGAATTCGTTGTTACATTCGAAAAGAATTTCTTTATAACTTTGAAAAAGGTTTTGGTGAATATGTGCCGTGCATTTGGATATCGGTTAAATCAATGAGCCGAAGAGCATTTTTTATTGAATCTTATTTACCTGAGTATGGTGCTTTGTATGATAAACTTCCACTTCACGCATATGTAAGTAGAGATCATGATTTAGAGATAGATAAATTTTTACCTCTAGATCATTTGCAAATATGGGACTGTTTGAGTTATGATATGACAGTAATTCAGAAATCATTTTTAAGTAATTTGAGTGGTAAATTTTACGCAAAAGATAAACAATGGTATCATGGTAATTATTTATTTACGATTGACAATTGTGCATCAGATGAAACTTTAGATGTTGGCGATAGTGAGAATCCAGAAGATCACAAATCATATAATTTTCTAGAACTTGAAAATGGGCAGTATGCCGCACAACCAAACAATCGTTGTATTTTCTTTGATGCGGCAAGCAATCCTAAAGAATTGAAATTTCCAGACTTTAAAGTTTGCACAAAGAAATATGTTGTAGAACAAAATCCAAAATGGGCAATTGGTGATACTGACGCGGTGATGTACGAATGAATATTATTATAGAACTCATATCTCTTTTCATAGCAACTTTACTCTTTGCGCTTTTCTTTCGAAAAGCAAATGAGCAGATAGAGATTGAAGAAAAATCAAAATTAATTGATATCTACATTGAAAAAATAGGAGATGTTTATTATGCATGGCACGAAAAAGATTTTTTGTATCAGTCCAAAGATACTGTAGAATTAGTAAAGTATATCAATATCAAATTTCCAAAAAGTTTAATAAAAATAACATCAGATAAGGAACTCATATGGCTACAGGAAGTAAAAAAACAACTGAATCTAAACTAACGGGAGAAAGAACTGCATTTAAACCATTTAATTATCCTTGGGCATATGAAGCATGGTTAAAACATGAACAAAGTCATTGGCTACACACTGAAGTGCCAATGCTTGAAGACGTTAAAGATTGGAAAAATAAACTAAACGAGAATGAAAAAAAGTTTCTTACACATATTTTTCGTTTCTTTACACAAGGCGACATTGACGTTGCTGGTGGTTATGTAAAAAATTACTTACCTTATTTTCCACAACCAGAAGTTCGCATGATGCTATGCGGGTTTGCCGCAAGAGAAGCATTGCATATTGCCGCATATTCTCATCTGATTGAGACACTTGGATTACCTGAAACCATGTACAATGAATTCTTAACATACCAGGCAATGAAAGAAAAACATGAGTATGTTCTAGATATCGCAGGGCAAAATTCATCTAAAGAAAATACCGCAAAGCATATCGCAACTTTCTCTGCATTCACAGAGGGTATGCAATTGTTTTCATCATTCATTATGCTATTGAACTTTCCGCGTCATGGTAAGATGAAAGGTATGGGACAAATTGTCACATGGTCAATCGTTGATGAAACACAACATGCTGAATCAATGATTAAACTTTTCAGAACATACATAGAAGAAAATCGTGAGATTTGGAACGATGACCTCAAGTCGAAGATTTATGTCATCGCAGAAAAGATGGTAGAACTTGAAGACAAGTTTATTGATCTCGCATTTGAGATGGGAGAAATGGAAAATCTCAAGGCAGAAGATGTGAAGGAGTACATTCGCTATATTGCAGATCGCAGATTGATCTCTCTTGGCATGAAAGGTATCTTCAAGCGCAAGAAGAATCCATTGCTTTGGGTAGAGGAAATGATTAATGCACCAACTCACACAAACTTCTTTGAGAATCGTGCTACAGATTACGCAAAAGGCGCATTGTCTGGTAGATGGGAAGACGTATGGGGCAAAGCAGCATAAAAAAATATAAAAGTATTTTTATTAGTGATGTACACCTTGGAACGAAAGATTGTAAAGCAGAATTTCTAAATAATTTTCTAAAGCATAACGATTGCGAAACGCTTTACTTAATTGGCGACATAATTGATGGATGGAAAATACAACAAAATAGATGGCGATGGAAACAAAGTCATACGAATGTTGTACGCAGAATCTTGGGTCATGCAAAGCGAGGCACAAAAGTTATTTACGTTGCAGGAAATCATGATGAGTTTTTAAGACCATTCATACCATATGGAGTATCTTTTGGTAATGTTGAAGTGTGTAATCATATAACTCATGTAGGTGCTGATGGTAAAAAATACTTAGTTGTACATGGAGATTTGTTTGATGGTATTACAAGACTTGCGCCATGGATTAGTTTTTTAGGCGACAGGGCTTATGATATAATTCTAGGGTTCAATACTAAATTCAACTGGTGGAGGCATAAATTTGGATTCGGCTATTGGAGTTTATCTAAGTATCTTAAGCATAAAGTCAAGCGGGCTGTGGATTTTATTTTTCAGTTTGAGCGCAATCTTACTGACTATGGCCGTAAGCGTGGTTTTGACGGGGTTATTTGTGGACACATCCACAAAGCAGAAATCAAAGAGATCAACGGAATCATCTACATGAATGATGGTGATTGGGTTGAATCATGCACCGCACTCGTAGAACATCACGATGGCAGATGGGAAATTGTACAATGGAATAATATATTAGATGAAAACAGTTCTAATCATAACGGATAACCTTGCGAATCAAATCAATGGCGTTGTTACGACATACAAAAATATTGAAGCGTGTGCGATTCGCGATGGTTTTCGGTTCGTTTATATTACTCCCAATGAGTTCCGCTACTTTGATTGTCCTATCTACAACGAAGTCAAGATTGCCTATCCAAGGAAAATGGGCGAGAAGATTGAGAAGATATGTCCGGATCATATCCATATCGCCACAGAGGGTCCTGTGGGTTTGTGGGCTAGAGCATATCTTACAAAACATGGTTATCGCTACAATACTGCTTACCATACTAAGTTTCCTGAAGGGCTGAAAACTCTTGCTGGAATCCCAGAATCTTTGACATGGCTATATATTAAGTGGTTTCACAGACACACTGGTAAAGTTTTATCGACAACCCAAAGTATGGTTGATCAATTAAAAGAAAAGAAATTAATTGCCGATATCGTACCATGGACAAGAGGTGTAGACAGAGCAATATTCAATTCATCATATCGTAACAAAAAGGATAAAGTCATAGATTTATTATGTGTTTCTCGCGTAAGCAAAGAAAAAAATTTAGAAGATTTCTTTGAATTAAAATATTCAAATGCTCGCAAGACTATGGTTGGTGATGGACCAATGTTAGAGATATATAAGAAGAATTATCCTGATGTCAATTTTGTTGGATTTAAAGTAGGAAAAGATTTAGCAGAATATTTTGCAAATGCTGATGTATTTGTTTTTCCAAGTAAATGGGAAACTTTTGGTATTGTGATGATTGAAGCAATGGCATGTGGTACTCCCGTTGCCGCATATCCTACACAGGGACCTATTGATGTTATTGATGAAGAATTTACTGGATATATGAGTATTGATTTAACTTTTGCAATTGATAAATGTCTCATGCTGAATAGAAAGATTGTGGAAGAAAAAAGTTTTCGTTGGAGTTGGGACGAAGCATGGAGTATATTTAAGAACAATTTAGTTTCCATAAAATAACTAACGGAGAGAGTATGACAACAGGGTACAAATTATATTGCGAATCATGCGGAGAAGATTCTTACGTTGAACTAAACAAACATCCAAAATATTGTCCATCGTGTGGTGCAGAAATTGATGATACAAATGTTGCTGAAGAAGAACTTGATGATATTGATGAAGAATGGGAAAAACTTTCAGAACAGTCTTTACGCGATTTAGACGATGAGTGGGAATAATTTTGATTTATGCAGGAATTGATTATTCTATGACATCTCCAGCAATCTGTCTATATAATGATGTTGCTGGAGAATTCACTTTTGAAAATTGTAATTTATATTTCATGACACAAACAAAAAAGTACGAAGTTTCATTTAAGAATGTAAGTGGTCAATATTTTGAATATGCAAATGAGATGCAAAGATATGATATTATTTCTAGTTTTTTTATTGATCGAATTCTGGAGACCTATGAACCCACCAAAGTTTTCATAGAAGATTATTCGATGGGGTCAAAAGGTCGTGTGTTTAACATCGCAGAGAATACGGGCGTATTGAAATATAGATTTTTTCAATTTCACATTCCTTTTGTAACTGTACCACCAACAGTCATTAAAAAGTTTGCCACAGGTAAAGGCAACTCAAATAAAGAAAAATTACAAGAAGTCTTTGAACAAGAAAACTCTATTCGATTGAAAGAAGAGTTAAACATGACAGAAAAGCAATGGAATCCTTCGTCGGATTTAATTGATGCCTATTATATTTGCAAATATGGATACTCTAATGAAAATGGATGAAGACAAAAACCCTTTTGCTGGTCTTTTTGATAATAAGATCATTGATGCAAAACCAGTCAGTAACTTAATCACAATATATCTCTCAGGAGAAATAGGAACACCAGAAAAATACATTGGTTGCATTGATGCAATTCGAAATGCTGGTGAACATGATATTGTTCGCATACATCTTAATTCGCCTGGCGGCGATTTATTTACAACAATTCAGTTTATGAGAGCAATTGTTGAAACTCGCGCAATGGTAGTCGCTTCAGCAGAAGGCGCATGTATGTCTGCGGCAACAATGTTATTTTTGTGTGCTGATCGATATGAAATTTCAGAGCATTGTTTATTCATGTTTCATAACTACTCTGGTGGCACATTTGGCAAGGGTGGAGAAATGTATGATCAATTAAAGCATGAAAGAAAATGGTCAGAAAAAATTATTCGAAAAATATATAGTAAGTTCTTGACTGAGGATGAAATTTGTAGTATACTAGAAAATAAAGATATTTGGATGGAAGGTGAAGAAGTTTTAAAGAGACTTGAAAAAAAATCATCTCCAGTTGAATCGCCTTCTAAAAGTAAACCATCAGCGAAAAAGAAAATTCCGCCCAAAAAATAAATAAGGTCATATATTATGTATCATTTGAAATTCAATTTTTATCACATAGGCGATCAAATCGCAACCACTGCTATGCCAGAAAACATTCACAACGTAACTGGTGAGAAATGTATCATTTCAGATAAAAGAATTTGGGCGCTCAAACATAATCCTTATGTTGTCTTCATGGATGAAGAAGAAGCAAACAAGCATCCCATGATCAGTTTGATTCCAGACTGTAGAATACAAGAACAAGTAAAGCAATACGCAGATATAATGAAATGTCCAATCTCAAATGGACAGACCGAATACATGTGCATTCAATTAGGTTTCAATAATGTTCATCTAAGACATTCCCGCCTTTACATTTATGAAGACGAAAAGATTGTACCAAATCGAATCGTTGTTCACACCACAGGTTCAGATAGAACACGCGATGGTGAAATCGCAATTCGGACCACATCAGGAGAAGATGATGTTCGTATCATGTCCGATGATGTTATCAATTCTATTTTAAAGAACTACGAAGATTATGAGATTATTCAGATTGGTGGTGATAACGATAAGCCTCTTGGTGGCAATAGCACAAACCTCTGTGGCAAATTAGACTATTGGGAAGTCGCAAAACTCATCGCAGGTTCGGCAAAATTCATAGGCGTAAACTCAGGGCCAATGCACATTGCAAATTGTTATCCTAGAGTAGAAAAGAGAATCGTTCTACAAGAGTTTCCAATTGATACGTTGATGACATACAAAGCAGGTGACATACGCAATTGGCTATTCTCTTGGATTGATCCAACATGCACTTTCTTTAATAAATTTGACCACGATGTAGGCTATACCTACTCACATAAAAAACTATGAAAAAAATTACAGTTGTCGTTGTAGGCAATACGCATCAAAAGGGTATGCGTTTTGCAATTGATAGAACATTAGAAAATACACCTGATGTCGAAAGTGTTTTACAGGTTGGCAATATACCTCTTGGATATGGTCATCATGTTTACATTCGAGACAATTTCAATGTTGATGATTACAGTTACTTCATGATCAAGAATCTATGGGCACACATTAAAACAGAATTTGTGCTTGTCGTTCAATATGATGGTATGGCGGCGAACAAGTTAGCATGGTCAGACGATTATTATAATTATGATTACATTGGTGCACCATGGCCTGATCGATTCACATGGATTGGCGCAGATGAGAAAGTTGGCAACGGCGGATTTAGTCTTCGTAGTGCTAGATTGTTAGAAGCATTGCGTGATCCGTTCATCAAACTTGATACTAATAGCAATAGACTACGAAATGAAGATGCGGTAATTTGCCAAGGGCATTCTTCGTTTCTAAGAAAAAAATATGACATTAAATTTGCCACCATAGAAGTGGCAAACAAATTCAGTCATGAGTGGTGCAATCCTACAGGGGAAACATTTGGTTTTCATGGTGCATGGAACTTTCCGTTGTTTTTTGACGAAGATATTTGCCTGAAATATCTACTTGACATTCCAAAAGAACACTGGTATAATGATAAACTACAGATGCTAGAAATGATCTGTAGGAAAAAAGATTATGGCAAACTATGGAATGCAATTATGCATAAGGTAAAATGATTGACGTACTACGACCTACGGCGGAATGGATTAGAGATGATTGGAATTCAAATAAGTTTCGTTTCTTAGCAGAATTACTTGCATGGGCAATTTCAATTGGATGTGCAATTACTATGGCACTTACTGTACCAAATCCGCCTCTTCTTGCTTTGTATCCTGCATGGATAACTGGATGTGCTATATATGCTTGGGCTGCATGGACTCGGAAATCTTTTGGCATGTTGGCTAACTATCTCTTGTTGACAACCATTGATAGTGTTGGGTTGGTAAGGATGTTAATGTGAAAGAAAGTATCATCAAAGCCGGACTCGATTCTGGCATGTTAAATTATGTTGATAATGAGACACCGAGGCAGTACTTCATTTCGCATTGGGCAGACGAAGAATGCTTGGAACAATTCGCAGACTTGCTTATCCAAGAATGTTGTGCTATAATTAAAGAGTGGAAAAAGGAACCTTTTCCATTCGATGAAGACTTGGCAGTGTCTCTTCTTAGAGAACATTTCGGAGTGGAAGAATGAACGAACGAATTAGAGAACTTGCTAGACATGCAGGATTCGAATTGAACCCTGCACACTTTGATCATGAAAAGTTCGCCGAGTTGATTGTAGAAGAATGTGCTAATGTCGCCGATGAGAATTACATTCATCGCGGAAGTAGAACTTGTGGGCTAGCGATTAGACTACATTTCGGAGTTGAAGAATGAGTAAATTCAGTGAATTACTTGAAGAATATCTAGACGAGCGTGATCGCCAAAATAGCGATTACTATGATAACCGATATATTGGTTCCAAAATTCAAGGCAGAGAATTGATGCAGGAACTAGCGAAAGCAATGGATAAATTGATTCATGGAGTTGAAGAATGAACGAACGAATTAGAGAACTTGCTGAACAGGCTGGATTGAAAGTAAATGCAGATGGCGAAATTGGACCTGCTTTCTTTGGTTCCATTGATGCTGGATACAAAAAGTTCGCCGAGTTGATTGTTCAGGAATGTGCTGATGTTGGTTCTAAATTTAGTCAAGCACACCCAGAAGATATTCGTTATCAGATCAAAAGACATTTCGGAGTTGAAGAACCTAAAGGTTATCAACCTACAGGTTGGGTGTGCCCAAAATGTGGCACTGATAGAACCAAGGCCGCTTGTCCTCGTGGCCGTGGAGCAGCAACAGATGGTAGTTGCCCTATGTTTGGAGTAGCACAATGAATACAATTAGATTATGTAAAAGAGAAGTAGAGCGAATTCGAGAACTGTTTGACACCATACATCAAACCGGTAATGTTGGGTTTGTCACTCTTACTCGAGACGCAGAGGACTCTGGTATTGGCTATGAACTTAGAGCCACCTTTCAGATTACTCACAAAGACACAGATGGTGATTTTGTTGTAACTATCACTGACCATAGAGATTGGTAATATGAACGAACGAATTCGACTACTTGCTGAACAGGCTGGATTGAAAGTAAATGCAGATGGCGAAATTGGACCTGCTTTCTTTGGTTCCATTGATGCTGGATACAAAAAGTTCGCCGAGTTGATTGTTCGGGAATGCTTGTTAAAAATTGAGAATGAGCGGTTTGAACTTCCTGATTTTATTATTGATAGCGTCAAACAACATTTTGGAGTTGAAGAATGAAACAGTATAATGTCTGGTATGGTGCGGTACCTTTTCAAAACAAAACTTTTAGGTCTTGGAAAGAGGCAGTGGCTTTTATGAAAGAACAATTGGATGCTGGTGTGATTGTGCGATCAGTAACAAAAGAGGAAGTGGAAGAAGAATATTTTGGATTTGAAGAATGAATGAACGAATTAAAGAACTTGCCGAACAAGCATGGCGTGCTGCCTCTGACGAAGTAGCACATCTCATCCGTGTTCATAATAGGTCATATTCACAGGATGAGATCACAGATATTTTTGAAATTAAATTCGCCGAGTTGATTGTTAGGGAATGTGTCGAAGTATGTGGTTCTGTTGCGGCAGTTAGAGCAGGATATCACGATGCAGATGGTAGAGATACAGCAGATTCTTGTGGTGATCAGATTAAAGAACATTTCGGAGTTGAATGATGAACGAACGAATTCGACTACTTGCTGAACAGGCTAAAGCAGAATCTAACCAATGGCTTGGTAGTAAACCTGCAATTACAATAACATACGATGAGTTGGAAAAGTTCGCCCTGTTGATTGTCCGGGAATGTGCTAATAGAATAGATTATTGGGAATCAAGACAGGGCGAACATTCTGATGATTTACTAAAACATTTCGGAGTTGAAGAATGACCGAAGGTGACCGAGCAGGTTGGTGGGCCGTTGTATATCTACTTATGGTAGGTGTGGCCGCTTATTTCACTATGTTTATGGTCATTTTCAGTTTTATTAAACAAATGTTTTGGAGTTAAAGAATGAACGAACGAATTAAAGAACTATTATGTCAAGCATATGATCAAGCGGTGCCAGAAACTTGGACTACACTTTCTTCTGAACAATTAGAAAGAGTGTATGAAAAGTTCGCCGAGTTGATTGTGCGTGAGTGTATCGCCAATTGTGATGACTTGAATAGCATGAAGTATATTGCTGATCACTTTGGCATCAAGATAGAGGGTTTGGAATGAACGAACGAATTCGAGAGTTGATGATGCAGAGTTGGAATACCTATTACAATGAAGAAGTAAATGGTACACGGTTTCCAGTTGTGCAAAAATTTGATGCAGAAAAGTTCGCCGAGTTGATTGTTCGTCAATGCGGTTACTATGCTGATATTTTTGAAGCGGTAGGTTGTCCAGATGACATGGATCCAACAGAAACCAAACCCAGTGATTATATTAAGAGACATTTTGGAGTTGAGGAATGGCAACTTTTATAAAGGCCTTGGTAGAAAATCCATATTATTTGAGGGACTGTGATCTTGGTCAATATGGTGATTATAAGTCTGCTAGATATTTCAACACACATAATCAGGAACAATATCTTCCTTTAGATGTTATCCTAGACGATGGTATCTACTACCCATATTTTAATAGAGAGCAAATGACCCCTATTTGGCGTGGAATGAAAATAAAACATTTCGGAGTTGAAGAATGAACGAACGAATTAGAGAACTTATGATACAATCCAATCCCGATGGTGATTTTTCGGAAGTTGAATGGGTGCTTGAAAAGTTCGCCGAGTTGATTGTTCGGGAATGTGCCAATCAATGTGACTTATTGTTGGATCATAAAATAAGTTCAGAATGGTCAAGAGGAACACACGATTGTTCCAGAGCGATTAAACAACATTTTGGAGTTGAATGATGGAAAATAAATCATGGGTTATTGACCTTGAAACCGATCCTGAAACAGGAGACTTGATTCTCCCTTTGAATGATGCTATACTAGAGGGAACAGGTTGGCAACCTGGAGACACTATCGAATGGATTGATAACAAAGATGGGAGTTGGACTATGAAGAAGAAAGAAATGCAATGGGTAATGGTCGAATGCGTTTCAATATTTCGTCAACGATACATGGTACAGGTTCCTGCCGGAAAGGCAGAGTGGGCGCTAGATACTGTTACATGCGAAGAAGCAAAAGAGTTTTCTCAAGAACATCTTGGTGAAACAATTGTCTCGCATCGTGTGGTAACTGAAGATGAGGCATTGCAAATGTGCAATCAAGACAATAATTATTGTCGAAATTGGTCTGATGAAAAAAAGAAAGAGGCATTCTTTACTGAATGGAAAAAAGATGGTGAGTGAAATCAATTTAAGCGTTGATGAATTGAAGACAATTCTTTCTATCATTAATGAATTGAATCCTGTTAATGAAGCAAGATTATTCTCTGGTCGTGCTACAATTACATGTGATAATTCTTCAGGTATTGGCAGTATTGTGAAAGTATCTACACCAATGACATGTGGAAATTACCACGGCGAGTTTACTACTATAATTACCGATGAAAGGAGTTGGTAATGACGCTACCTGATGAACGCTATCGTGCAATGAAGTGTGGTTATCAATTTCTCATGGAATTGTGCAACCCTCAAGCAACACCGAAAGTGCCTAGGGCAGTTCGTCAGAGAGCGGCAGGCATTCTCAGACACTATCCGGGCAACTATCATTTTGAAATGATTGCAGAAGCATTGCCGAATGAATTTTCAAAAACAAATCCATTCTTAAATCTAAGACTTGTAGACAAGCAGGAGAATGATGATGAATTCGACCCACCACCAAGTGTTGCTTGATAACGAAGCGATATATCGCTTTCTGAAAGACTTATTGGATCCTGAGATGTATGGATACGCAGTCACCGCCGAAGTTCGTGACAGAGCAAGAGAGTTACTTAGTCAAATGAAAGTTGAAACAAAATGAAAGTTTACATTGGTCCTTATAAAAACTGGTTCGGTCCTTATCAGTTAGCCGAGAAACTTTGCTTTTGGGCAAAGAAAGAAAAAGACGAATTTGGATTTGAGCGTGAGCCAGATTGGGTTCATAATTTTGGGAATTGGCTTGCGACTGGTTCTTGGGATGATGAAAAGTCTGATCCATTCAATCGCAAAAAAGAACACAAAACACTACTCTACAAGTTTCTGCTTTGGATAGATAAGTTTAAAAAGCGCAGAATGTATATCAAGATTGATCGCTATGATACATGGTCAATGGATAGCACATTGGCGCCTATTATTCTGCCAATGTTGAAACAGTTGAAAGCAACGAAACACGGGTCTCCTATTGTTGATGATGAAGATGTGCCAGAAAAATTTCACACTTCATACGATTCACATAATTATGATCAACTGGATCTTTTTCCAGAAAAAA